TCAATCCCGATGTAGTTGTGGACTAGATTGAGCATCTGGGGCAGATATAAGCTGCCGTAGATTATCATCGGAGTCTAGATGGCATTCACTTGATACACAAAGGCCAGATGATTCCACTTTCGGACTACCCATTGACCAAACGTGTCACACTTACCGGTTTCAGAGTTTTATCTATGGCAACCGGCAATTACACAATGGAATATGAGTGGTCCACGAAATCATTTGACAACAACATGATGGCTATAAACAGGCAGATATCTCCACAGATTATGCCTGACCTAGATCACGTGCGCAGACTGGGAGAAATGACAGATGAGTGGTTTGATTGGATGAAGAAAGGTATGTATCTAACTGATTCCATGAAATATGCCACCCTGATGGATTATCCCAAGAGCCACAGTGACTGGCCTCACCACAAACAACTGCGATACGAAGAGAACATTCTGAGCGCTTTCTATGACCCTAGCTTCAAGGACCTTGTGGGTCCTTTCGTTGCAATGGTCAAATCAGGGGAAGTGTACAGGACTGAAAATTTTCGTTTCGATTCCAACGGTTGTTTGTTGGGGAGGAGTGACCGGCCTAGGTTGATTTGTGCACCAAATGTCAAGGGACAAGGTTTATTACAGGCGATATAACCAGACATCTTTGAAGCGATAAAAAGGATCGAAAAAGGTTTCATACACGCTATGAACAGCAAGGAACTGATCGCACTAATCAGTACAAAAATCAAGCCGAACTGGAAATCTATTTCCATGGATGGAAGCGCTTTCGACTCTACATAGAAAGCTTCACTCATGGAGTAGGTGGACGACAAATTTTGGGAGATAGCAGAGCCTTTGGTCAGGAACATCATCTCTTAGAATTGGTCTCAATTCTCCACAGCGCCGACAAACAGTGTGGATAAAATCACTGCGAACATAATGCGAGCGGCATATAATAAACGAACAGTGGCTTTTATGCACATACCCGGAGTCAATGCACCAGAATGGCCGGAAAGAATCACAAGATAGTTTAGGAAATATATCGGCAAACATGACTCCCCTTGGAAAGACTACATATATCTCGACTTCAACGGCACGACATTTAGTGGTCATTCCATCAAAACAACCCTGGGAAACACACTCTGATCTCTGTCATACATGTACTACTACATCCGAGAGGCAGGAATTACTGATACTCCCTGGGACAGCGACAAGGTATTCGTGATCGCCGCTGGTGATGACACAGTGGCCTTTGTTGCTCCTGAATTTTACGATGCTCTCAACGATTCGATAATGAGGTTAACAGCAAGGAGAGATCGTGAAATAAGGCTAGGACTTGGACAGATCGTGAAGGAGGTCTCTTCTGGCAAATTCTGGTAAATAGAGTTCTGTTCCAAACTGAGTTACTCACCAGATGACTCTTTGGAATCATGGACAATGTGCAGAGACCCTTTCAAAATCCTTCTATAAAAATAGTACTTTTCAAAATCCAACGAAAATATGCTAAGACATCCATGGTTGCACAGAATGGCTATCTTAGCAGGGCTACGGGCAGAGGGCCTTTCGCGCGTACTCGAAGACATCATATTGCTACAACTCTTAAGTCTAGAAACTCCAGAGTGCTCTGATGCATTGAAACACGAATTAGTGATGCACCACGAACGTGTTAGATATGCAGACGCCACTCAGCGATACTAGATGGAAGACTATGTCAATCAAGTGTTGGGACTTGACTTGGGAGTCTTGTGGTAGATCAGTCAAACGAGAATCATTTGCGCTGGAAGGCCGGTTCAGTGTTAAAATTTGTAGATAGATATTTTGTAAATAGATATTTTGTAAATAGATGCCAAATCGAAAAAGACACAAATCTGCCAAGCAGGCCAGGAAACTGGAAAAGGAAATGAAGAAAGTAGAGATTGCGGAGGAAAAAGTCCTCAGATCTCTCAAGAAGGAGAAGACGAGAGAACGGTCTCAGTCCGCTCATCATACCCACAGACAAGCCCGTCTTAGAGAGACGAACATCAAGAAGCCCTACTACAGTAAAGGTTTCTTGCACTAGCCGAAGAATGTTAAGCCGGTGTTGACAGCGTGGGATAAGATGACGATAGCCAAAGAACGACCCGGACAATTCAATGTCTCTTACGTTGCTGGTATGAATATTGCGCCTATGCCTACCATGACATTCAAAGTCTCGAACTGCTTCGAGAAAGCGAGTCTAATGGGTACCAGCAGTATGGTGCCGATCGGGTCAGAATCATACACTCTCCTCATGTGGTGTCCATCCATGACCAATTTCAGAGGACTAGGCGGAGGAGGGCAAATACAACCATCAGACAAGCTGGGCGGTCTAATCATCAAAGTAGTGAAAAAGGAAGATGAAAATCACAGATTCATCGACCGGAACATCTTTCAGGACGCGCTCAGCTCTCTCACAATGATGGAAGTATACGGAAGCGATATGACTGGTTTCTCAGAAGGAGGATTCATCTGGGCTTCCGAAATCACCATGAACATGACTGTTGCGGCCGCATCATTAGTAGGAGCTATTTACAGAGGTACCATCCTGTATGGTTAGCTTTCACCTTAGGGAATTGGATAAGCCCTTTCCATCAAGGATCTTATCGAAATCATGGGTGACACTACTATAATGAAGCCCTCATTCCATATGAGAGCTGGTGTGGCCAACAACAACATTGTCTACGAAGGCCAACAATTCCTAAGTGAGCGCTTGATTGACAACGAATTCAACAATGAGCTTGTCAACATAGTTATTCTACAAGACTGTGCCAGGAGTATTTAGGGTAACGAGCTCATTAACTACGGTCTTCAAGCGCGAATCAGAGGCAATGGAGTGTTCTTTGCGACACCTGGAGATTCTTTGGCTAACAACATCATGAAAAACAATTCATCGATGGAAAGCCCCCTTCCCGGTTTCCTAGCAGGCGTTGAACAAAACCCTGACAGGAGGCCGCCAAAGGCAGAAAAAGATCTCGAGGAGGTAGCAAACTTTATGAAGGCCGGCCATGGCCCAGAGAAAAGGATGTTAGCGCCAACTAACGGTCTCAGTAGCCCTCTTCTGTCTATGATGAATCCACCGAAAGAGGAGTCGACGCTGACAAACTTTGTCGTGACCGCTAACTATCTCAAAGACATCGAGCGGGCCATGCTTTCACTTGCTTAACTCAGTCTTTAAAACAAGTTCCTTGATCTCACTTCGATCACGCAGGAGTTGCAGACTGAGTATGAAAAGGTCAATTAGAGCAAGGACAGGTTATACATAATCGGTCCTGATGAACTGGAGGCGATAGAAATAATATAGGAAAAAGAGAAATCTCCAGAGACGCGCTCTATATCAAACACGAGGCAATCAACTAAATACTGATGATTGTCGAACACGCAGAGCTAGCTAGGCGTAAGTTGAAAGGCACTTGACTAGTAATATAAAAATTTAGTGGTTTACTATTCTTTCCAATTTAGAGGTTTACACTTCTTTCTCTAAACGAAAAATTTTAAATTCTAAATTTTCTGAAAACATTTAGACGTTTACTTTTCTTTCCCTCTCCATATCTCAGAGAGAGAAGAATAATCATGATAAATGTTTTCAAAAGTGGGACTTTAATTGAAAATTAAAAATAAGATTTTCAGTGTATAAAGAGTCTCCCGACTGGTACCCCTAAAATTCCAGTCGACCTGCACCCAATGAAGAGGTGACAGAGAAATCGCAGAATGGCGTCTCCCTAGTACTGAGGGAGTGTTGCTGAGGATAAGGAAAAGTCAGCAAGAGAAGAATCGATTCTAAACAGTCGATACCCGTGCGCTACGA